GAATTTAGGCCTATTAGAGATTTGGTGTCAGGATTAAAAATGAAATTAATATCTATGGTAGGTTCAGTTGAGTCTATCGATAATATGATTATTTCTAATTCATATTACACCTATTGCTTTAAGTCTACCACTAACATAAAGGTTGACTACTGCAAATTTGTTGAAACTATAGAAAACAACAATAGAACCACAGAGAATGATGATAGAAATAGCTTACTCTCAGGTCATAGACCTTGTTTTTTTGACCCATCTGTTTTATACTGGTCAAACTTTTTATTATGGAAGGAATTGGCTGACGATTTGAATTCTAGCTTAAAAGGAAAAACTCTTGAAGAAAAAGTTCTAGAGGATTTAAGGGACAATTTGAATGATGATTGGTCTTCACTGTTTAATTCAGCAAGAAAATCTCTAATATTTGATATATCAAGACTACACGTAGAAAAATCAGAAATAATCTCTGACAATTCTCTATTCAAATTGGAAAAAAAGGGTTCAAAGAAAGAAAAAGAAGATAGAAGAAAGATGAAATATAGTTCTAGATGTAAACAGACAGTTTATCAGAGCTGTATAGACTTGATTAATATGTTATGTCCAGACCATAATTCAAAAGAAAAGACTGAGTTGGTGAATCCTACTATACTGTTAAACAAATTTTTGTCCGTCTGTTTTTCAGGTGAAAATTCTCAGTTTATTGAATTTTACTCGAATTTGAGTATAGTGTCAAAAAAAGATCAACATGAAGATTCTAGAGAAATCTATATTGTTCATATAATCATGAAATTACTTCTTTATGTAATACAAAGTGTTTTCAGAACTATTAATCTGATGATTCCTCAAGAAATGGTTGTAAAAAGTGTGGGAAATAAACTCCATGAAATAAAAAGAATGACCAAGTTAGCCTCCTCTAGCTTAAATGATCTTGAAATTGTATATTTCAACGGTGATATGGCTGCTTGGTCCGGAAGCGATGTATATGATAAATTCTTCTTTGTATGGAAAAATGTCTCAGACACTCATCTAATTTCAGAAGATTTTACTAATCTTGTTTTAGGATGTTTAAAGTTAACTTCAAAAATGAAAGTGATCGTTCCTGAGTCTATACCAATGAACAAGAGAGATCTTTTGCCAACATTATCTGTGAACAGTATGATTCCCTACTTAGTATATGAAAAGTCTTGGGGACAAGGATTATATCACAACATTTCCTCATTTGTTCACGTTCTTGAACAAATATGGAGGAAACATTGTTTAATCAGATATCTGTATGAAAAATCTACTATTAGTCACACTAAGTATTGGACATCTCCTAGCAAAACAGAAGATGAGTCATTGATGATTGTCAAACAATCTCTTGAAGGTACCTTGAGTAGAGAAGAATGTCTAAAGTAC